TTTCTCCGCTCTTTCTTAATAACCCTTTATTGTAGAACTGATAAGATAAACCCATTGGCAACTCACTGAGTACATAGTGTACTAAAGTATCTGCGATATAGTTATCTAATAACGTTGTTTCGTCAGGGTTTAGTGTGCAGTTATTAATGCCGTCTTGCAAACGATTGTACAAAGCAGTACCAAGCGCAGGTAAGATATACATATCTTGTGCGGTCTTAATTTCAGGCAATACAAGTTTCTCGTCTACGTTAGCGTGTAAGCCAGACCTGTCTTTAATATTCTGTACGCTTATGAATAATGTGTTTAAGCTCATTTCTTATTTTTTTCTCGTTACTATCATTGACTTCCACTCGTGTCTGCAACTTGGTGAGTGAGTATTAGTTCCTGGTAATGTATACCAACCGCCACCACGTTCAAAAACATCGTAACCAAGTCGTGCGCTCATTTGCTGAATTTCAGACATACTATAAACCTTCTTTGCACCTACTAAGTATCTACAAAATGGTCTGCTTGTTCTTATGTCTATATTGCTAAAACCTGCTTTCCATTTGTACGCATAACGTATTAAAATTTCGGTAGTTTCAGGCTTCATAGCTTCTACAATCTCGCTTAAAGGTCTTGTTAATGTTCTTTCGATTTGAATGTTTTGCTCAATGCCTTTACCTATCTTAACCTCGGTAGCTTTAATAAAACCTTTTTCAACCAAGGTATTAATAACACGCTTTACCGCGCCTACATCTTCTTTAAGTGTTTCTGCAATAACTTCAGGAGTAATGTACTTTTGCTTACTAATTAAATCTAAGATATTGCTTTGTAATTGCGTTACATCTGCAAACGCTTGAAATTGGTTATCTTCAAACTTTCTACGCTCACTCCATACGTTGTAGTTATCTTCGTCATCGCCAAACTCATAGAAAATTTTAAAATCTTCTTCGCTAAATTCAAGTTCTTCAGTTCCTAACCAAGTAGCTACTTCGTCATCGCTTAAAGCATATCCACCTTTTAACATAGAACTTGCTTGTTCTCTTGTTATCTTGCCTTTGTTAAAATCACGAATGATACGCTGCATATTCTGCCACTCACGACCTTTTAAGCCTTTAATATGTTCGTTCACACTTAAAGGACTTGCTGCCATTGGCTGCTCGGTTTCAATAGGCAATCCGTATTTAGTAGGGTCAATACCAAGCTTCTCTAATATCCATTCTTTCGGTGCTACTTCCTTAATTACGCTTTCGCTAAAGTCAATTCCGATTGGGTCTACAGGTTGAAGCTTTAACTCCTCGGTTACACCTGCATATTGTCCAAGCATATTAAATACACCTTCAATTTGCATTTGCTTATAGCGTACATAGGTGTTATTGAATATTTCGTAGCTATCGCGCATCTGTTGGCGGTTGCCTAATTGACCAGGAACCGCAATACCGAATAAGTCAGGACTTGTAATTTGATGCCCACTAAAAATGTTAGTTTGAATTAACTCGTCTACACGGCTAAAGTCCTCTTTAGTTAAATCACTTGCACCCAAATCATCAACAATAGGCTTACGGGTTAAATCGTTTACAAAAGCAAGTAAATACTTCTTGCCGTCTGCACCCGTGTACATATTGTCAAACTGTCTGCTAACAAGTCGCTTTTCCTCAGGGCTTGGCTCTCCGTTTGGTAAAGTAATAAGTTTACTAGCAGAAAACCCTGTTTGAGCATTACCCAAAACGTGCTTACTAACTTCAACATCACTTTCGATGTAGTTAAGCGCACCGAAATAACCAGGAAGGCTATAAACGTTCATTCCTGGTCGATACTCCTTTACATAAAGTATCTGCACACCTTGTGGGTTAGCAGGGTTAAACGCATTGTAAACTTCAGCTTTTTCTTGGTTGCGTGTAAGCTTCCAATCGTCTTTATACCAAAACTGCGTATTGTCTTTATTGGTTCTAATCTTTGTATAATCACAATGCCACAACTCAGCGATTTGACTACCCATAACACTCCAAATAACTTGGATATAAGCACCGCCAAATAGTTCTAAATCTAAAGCAACCTTTTTAGTTAGGTCGTTAAGGGTCTCTTCTCTATTAACCTTCTTAACCATATCTTGCTCGCCTGCCCAACCATTGCCGACAATGTAATTAACCTTGCCACGAATGATAGCGTTGTGCTTTGCAGATTTGTTAAATAGGTCTAATAAGTATTGCGGATAGTCATTGTTTTGACCATACTGCATATACCCTTCGCCTTTTTTCTCTTTATATTCTGGCTGCTTTGCTTCCGCAAATGTCAATACTTGTATTTCCATTATTGTCTAATTGTGAATGTGCTTGTTGTTTCGTATTCGTTGTATGATATAGTAGTGCCTGAAAGCTCCATAATGCCACTTTCTAGCAGGTTTAAGCCCGTTGTATTCTTATTGGTAGTACTTGCTTGTTCGTAAACAGAGTACGAATATTGCCCGTTTAAAGAGCAATCAAAGTAGTCATTTACTACAATGCTAAACTCATTGAACCTTTCCTTATATCCGCTAATATCCGTATTGTTTAATTTAATAAACTTTATCTCGGTGTTGGTGCTTCTATTCTCAAAAACAAACAAATAGTTTGGGTTTGTAAGAAGTTGCTTTTCAGTCAAAGTAAGTATAATATTTTGGGTTTGCCCCTTAGTTAATCTTATCACAACTATAAATATAAACTATTGCGATTGTTTGCAAAATAAAAAACCCCCGCCTAATTAAAGACGAGGGCATCTATATACAAAACCAAAACAACCTAAGAACCTGCGGTGGTTAATTGACCTGCCACAGTTGAGTTCACTTCTGGAGCAAGGGCTGGCTCTGCACCTGTAAAGGTAAGAGTATAACCGCTTCTGTCTCCGTCAGCCGTACCTGTACCTGCACTACCGCCTGTAAGGTCTAAGCCTCTTGTTTTTCCTAAGTACCAATATTTGCCATTGTTATCTTTGGCAACTGCTACTAAAGTGTTTTGAGCCAACAACAAGATTTCGTTTCTTGTGTTCGCTTGTAATTTATTTAATACTATGGTTAATTCCGGAGCATAAAAGATAGTTCCGTTCTGTACGTTTGCATTAACATTCTCAACTAATTGAGAAGTGCCTTTTACAAGTTCGTACTTAAAGAACTTCTTACCAGATGCTTTTACTAAAGCGGTAATTATACCACTTGCTTCTGTTGTAGAAGTTACATCTGCTTCTGCTATGAAATAAACCTCAGTAATACCACCTAAACTGTCTTTACAATCTAAGGTATAATTTTGAGTTAAAGCGCAAGGCATATTGTTTGAATTAATTAGTTTGAAAAAATGGGTAGGTGTATTTCAACCTACCCTATAAATTATGCAAGAACGAAAGCAGCAACTTCGTCAGGGAACGCAATGTTTACGCCCATCTTGAATTCTGCTACGAAACGTACTTGGTCAGCTTCCTTAGCATAGAAAATCTCAAACTTCTCTTCCTCGTTCAATAAGTCAGTACCTAAGAACAAGTTGCTTAAACGCATAGCGTAAACTTTGTTAGTTCCGTTAAGACCTGCAACTGCTACAACTTTGATTGTAGTACCAGGAAGTACGAATTCGCTATCAGCTTTTACATCAATTTGGTAATTGAAAGAACCGCTATTTTTAAGAGCAATAGTGTAAGTACGGAATAAATCTTGACCACAGAAGATAGTCATATCGTCAGCAGCTACAACTTTAGCAGGGATTGCACGATAAACACCATCAAAGATGCTAATTACGTTAGCAGCAGTGATAGAAGATAAAGGCGCACCTGAAATAAAGGTAGAAGCGTTTGCAGCAACAACACCTGAAGCAGCTGCTATTAATTTTACAAGCCCGTCAAATTTATTAAGGTTAACATTGACACTGCTCGTATCGCCTTGCCACAGCCCAGTTTCTAATTGTGCAGCGATAGTTTTAGCTTTCTTATCAGCAAATTCTTGCTCGAAAGGAATGCTATCGTACATAGAACCAGTAGGTAAAGCTTTTTGTAAATACTTAGCTTCAAGGTCTTTAGGACATAAAGCTTCGTTTACTTTAATTTTGCCTGGAGTTACAGTACGTTGAGTGAAAGTTGTAGAGCCAGAAGCATTGAAACCACAAGTGCCACCTGCTTGGAAGATAGCGTCAGTTTCCATAATGTTAATCTTCTCGCTTGACTTTACGCCAACCATAACGTTACCTGCACTCT